GCTTGGAGATGTTCAAACACCTTTGCAAAATAATGCAGCCATCATGGCAATGAATGCCGAAATGATGAAAACATTCGGAGAATTGAATAACCTTACGCGGACAACTATGTTGCAGACGCAGAGAGATTTACTCAATATGCTGAATGAGGTAGATTATCGTGTGGCATCTGGTATGCAGTCGTATAGCAGTGCAATATGTGAAGTGCTTGACAGATATGCACAGAGCGGCGTTGTGATTGATTATCCGACGGGTGCCAGGCGTTCTTTAGAAGCGGCAGTGCGTTGCTGTGTTGTTACTTCTATGAATCAGACGGCTGCTCAGGTAACAAATCAATACATAGCACAAAAAGGAATAGAGTATGTTCTTGTATCGGCACATATGGGAGCGCGTCATAGCAAGAAGTTCCCGGATGGAATACCATCACACGATCATTGGCAGGGAAAAGTATATAAAATCGTCGGGAGTGATAAAGACACACCAAATCTGTTAGATGCAACCGGATACACCATAGATCCAAAGACAGGACAGGGAAGAGTTGTAGATCCTCTTGGACTGCATGGATATAATTGCAGGCATTCCCATAAGCCGTGGGATAAGTCTCTGCGAAATCCTTATGTTGATGCAGATGGAAATCCTAAAATTAATGTGCACGAGAGCCAGGAATTGTATGAGAAACAACAGCAGCAGAGATCAATGGAGCGTGCTATTCGGCAGACCAAGCGCGAATTGCTGGCAAAACAGGCAGAGTTAAGCGGCATAGCAGAGACTGATGTAAAAGATATGTTGCAGCCACAATATGATAAACTTGCTTATAAACTGCGGATACAGAATCAACAGTATAAGCAATTCTGTGCGGATAATGGATTGCAGACACAGGCTGATAGAATAAAGGTAGCCGGATTTAAGAGGACACAGGCGTCAAAGGCAAACGGCAGGGCGACGGCTTATAGCAATTCTGTCAAAGTTCCGATGGAAAAAGCGAAGAATGTGGGATATACTAAAAGAACAAGGGAAGAGTTTGAACAGACTGCACAGCAGATAAAGAATGAAATAACGCAGTACTCTGACAGACCGTCGAAATGGAGTGGAAATATAAAAGTTGATAACACGCTGATAGAGGAGCAAACGCTAGGGAGAAAGGAATGGTCATGCGATATTTCACTTGTGGATACGGTTGACGATGGGGTAGTGTGGCACGAGATGCTCCATTCTTGTTCTGCAAGCTATTATAAACCAGAGGTATATAGTGCAAACGAGTATATCGAAGAGGCAACAGTTGAATGGCTTAAGCAGCAAATATGCACGGAAAAGAATATTATAAATTTGCCGGCTTACGAAGATAAAACGATAGTCTTGCAGACACTGAATGAAAGTTTTTTATTTGGAACAGATATGGAGTTTGCAAAGGAAATATTTAACGTTCCACTTCCAGACCGGTATCAATGGTTAGAAAATAGGGTAGATGAATGTCTAAGACAAGTCAGAGCTTCATTTGAAGATTATAACGAGGTTATGGGATTTGTTGAAAGGCTGAAAGGTGGTAGAAATGGCGGACATTAAAGGTCTTATAAAAAAAATAGAAGAGTATAATAAAAAATATATGATTACTGAAAATTCAAGCGAAGCGGATAAATTGATTGCAAAAATGCACGAGAAAAAATACACAAAAGAAGAATATTTCGAGGTAGAAGAGGAAGTAAAAGCTTTTATGCAATCTGATGCATCCGAAGCAGATAAGCAAAAAGTAATGGGTTATACAGAATCATTATCTATGCTTTGTGCAGCGATCAGAGAGGGCAGACTTGATATTTAGAAGCAATATATCATTCTTTTATTTTGGCACAAATTATATCCCAATATGAGTTATTGTAATATTGCCAGATGGGTTTCACCTATTCATTCTGAGCCTCCTTTCATGTAATACAGCACATGGCACCTTGAAATACAGGTGCTTTTTGTGCGCTTAAAAAATGGCACAAATCTTTTTCAATCTCATGATACAATTAAGGCATGAGGTAAAAGATATGGAAAACATAGAGAAAATGATCGACGAAAAAAAGAAACAGATGGCGGAGTCGTTGAAAAAAGGAAATTCGGTAGAGATCCATGCTTCTAAAGACGGAATCAAGGTATATGAAGTAAGAAAAAAGAAAATTTGATAATTGGCGCATAGAAATGGCTATGTGCAACAGCTAAAAGGAGCTGACTTCTTAGAAAAATCTAAGAGGTTGGCTCTTTTTGTTTTTGGGAAATAGTTCAACAGGAAGAATAAAAACAAAAGATGTGGGTTCGAATCCCGCTTTCCCGATTGCCAGCTATGGAGTAAATAGCAACTCATTCGCGCCGGACTGACCGGAGTAAAAACTTGGAAAGAAAGAGGTAAGGAAAATGGTAAAAGTAATCAGCGAATTGGAGAAGATTGGTCTGTCACTGACAGATGAGCAGAAAGAATCCATCAAAAAGAGTATGGGCGAGGAATTATATTCTAAGCAGGAATTGGACAAGAAACTTTCCAAAACGCAGGAACTCGAAGAAAAAAATAAGGAACTTGTAGGAAAGCAGGAAACTCTTGAAAAGGAATTACAGACTATGAGAGATTCCGCACCGGATGCAGATGCACTGAATCAGAAGATTGCAGAACTGACGACCACACTGGAGACAGAACGTAAGGAGCGCGCAGAGAAAGACGAAAGGGCAAGGCTTGATGGTCTTGTAACAGATTTCTTTGCTGATAAGCATTTTGTTAATGCTATCACGGCAGACGCGATCAAAGCGCAGCTGGTCGACAAACTTAACTCTGATGAAGCACGCGGAAAAAGTATTTCAGATCTGTTTGACGCCATTGTCAAGGATGATAAAGGCAATTATAAGCCGGACATTCTCATTGATGATAAGACATATCAGGCACAGCAGAACCGCAGCCAGATTATCGGAAATCCAATTCATCAGCCGGATGGGGCAAAACTCTCCACGGCTGAACTTATGAAACTGAAAAACAAGAATCCGGATATGGATATCACACCGTATCTGAACAGAAAGAAGGAGAAATAACACATGGCATTATTTGATTTAGTAAATTTCAATGGTGAAGTATTTGATGCAGCAATGCGTGAGACACCGAATCTGCGCTTGAATGAATTACTTCATTGTGGTGCGATCGTGGAACGCGGAGAATATGCATCTTTATTACCGGATCAGAAAGGCGGCAACTTTATCACTACGCTGATTAAAGCACGTTTATCCGGTCAGACCGTAAATTATGACGGTAAAACAGATATTACTGCAGAAGAGCGTGGCAATTACACCATGGGGCGTATCGTAGTCGGCAGAGCGCAGGGATGGACAGAAAAAGATTTTGTATCTGATATTTCCGGGGATGATTATTCCGCTGCAGCCGGAGAGGTTGCAGAGTTCTGGGATGATGTAGATCAGGATACACTTTTAAGCGTTTTAAAAGGTGTGTTCTCTATGAGCACAGGGGAAGGTAAAAAGTTTGTAGATGCGCATACCTACGACATTACCGGAGCGGCAGAAAATACCTTTGGACCTACAACTCTTAACAATGCAATGCAGAAAGCGCTGGGAGATAAGAAAGCAAACTTCTCACTTGCAATCATGCATTCTGTGGTCGCTACCAATCTGGAGAATCTTAAGCTGCTGGATTACATGAAATATACAGACGCAGATGGTATCGAACGTGATCTGGGGCTTGCTACCTTAAACGGCAGGATCGTACTTATTGACGATACGATGCCGACTGTGGAAGTTGCAGAATCTTCCAAGAACGCAGGTGATGGATATACGAAATACACCACGTATGTTCTTGGCAACGGAGCAATCGAGTATACCAACTGCGGTGTAAAAGTTCCGTCTGAGATGGATCGTAACCCGGCAAAGAACGGTGGTGAGACAACTCTGTATACAAGACAGAGAAAAGTGTTTGCCCCGTATGGTATTTCCTGGAAGAACACAGGCGTGATTTCTCCGACTAATGCACAGCTGGAGACAGGAACAAACTGGGAGATTGCACAGAACAACTCTTCTGATAAACCGGATTATTTCCCGGCAAGAGCGATCAACATTGCGCAGATCATTACCAGAGGATAAAGAAAGGGGATTTCTGATGGGATACACCACATATGACTTCTACAAAGAAAAATACTATGGGGATTCTATCGAGGAATCCCTTTTCCCCAAGTGGGAAGATAAAGCATCTATGAAGTTGGATCAGCTGACCTATGGGAACATCAACGATGATACCCGAACAGAATTTGACGAACGGATTCAGAAAGCCACCTGTGCACTTGCAGATCTGCTCTATCAGATAGATTTCAAGACCAGTCATGCCAGTGATGAAAAAGGCGGCAATGTCAAGTCAATGTCTTCTGGTGGGCGGTCAATCAGCTTTGGTACAAATGAGACACTTATTGATAAGGTGCTGGGGGATAAGGTAGCACAGAACCGGTTGTGTTATGACACGGTGTGTGAATACTTATCCGGCACCGGATTGTTATACGCGGGGGTGTGATGATGCTTTTGAAAAGATTATTCTGCAAACACAAGATGGTGCCGTATGGATATGTTGATGTGCATATTGGTGGAAATCATTACCGGCGCAAACATATTTGGAAGTGCGTTAAATGCGGTAAGGAGCGTGGCTTGTAATGGGATTCTTTGATAACAAGACTGTCACACTATTCAACCGCTCATTCAATGCAGAAACCGAGGAAGAAACATATTACCCGACATTGCTTGAGGGTGTCGACCTTGTGGAAACCAAGGGCGCGAACGTCTCCAAGAGTGGTATGAACAGTGCAGATGCGGCAAAGCTGTTTGTATGTATTGGTGATGTCAACAAAACATACATGGAGCCGAAAGCGTGGGATGCACTGACGGAGGATGAAAAGAAGAATTACATCACATTTCATT